CGAACTTCTCGCCAAAACCCATCGGGTCATTCATGAGCGTGAAAGAGAACGTCGTGGTGGGCGAGGATGCGGCTGGCGCTGAGGATGTACCACCACCGCCGCCGCCCATGCGTCCACCACCTCCGCCGCCACCACCACCTCCGCCGCCTTCTGAGACGCCTTTGATTGCAGCAACCGCGCTCATGCCTTGCGCCATCACGGCTGCATAGTTTGCGATTTTTTGCGGGAGAGTAATAGCCGTCGGATCATTCATGGCAGACACTGCCGCTCGGATCGTGTCAACGATGGCCTGTGCAGCGGCCATGGCCTTTTGCACCTTCAGAAACTTTTTGCCGCCAGATGCCGCAATGGAAGCCATTGACCCAAAGAAACTTGAAGCGGCAGCTAGATCACCATCAAGACGTTGAGACTGAATTGATGAGACAGATGTAGCGTGATCTTCTGCCAGCTTACGCGAGAGATCATAATATTCTTGCTCAGAGAGCAACTTGTTCGCAAGTGCGTTGTCGAGCACTTCTTGGTTGAGCGTATACTCTTCCGCAAGAATTTCACGCTCGGTGCTAAACTGTTCGCGAATTTGCTCAAGCCGATCAATGAAGAATGGGTCTTCCTCGCGATATATTCCAGGCTCGCGCATTTTGTCGGAGTCGGTTTTGGTGTCGGTTTCAGTTCCGGGAAGCCTTGGTGGCTTGGTCTTTTGATCGGGTCGAGTATCCTCACCCAATGGAAGATCGCCACCATAAACGTCGAGTTCAAGAGGCTTTGGTTCAATCAATCCAAGATAACGCAGAGCCTCGGTAATGCCGTCAATCTCTCGCTTCGTGTTGGCAAATGAAGGCCCCCACTCATCAAGAAATGAAGCTGTGCTAGTGATGAAATTTCTAAAAGGCGAGCCGACCTTGATTAGTTCAAGGAAAGCTTCTGTTAAATCAATCATAGCCGGGAGAGCGTCTGCCACGACTTGTTGAGCAAGCCCATCCAGAGCCGATTGCAAACGGGTAAGATTGTCGTTGAATTGCTCTGCTGCCCTTGCGGCGTCTTCCGATATTACAACGCCAAGGATCTCTGCTTCGCGTGACATCTCCGAGAGGCCCTTGCGGCCTGCATTCAGCATCGGAATAAGGCTAGTACCAGATCGGCCAAAGATATTCATAGCTATGGCAGTCTTGCCAGCGCCGTCTTCCATTCCAGCGAAAGATTCCGCTATTTCTAGAAATACCTCATTTGTAGAACGAAGATTGCCACTGGCATCAATTGCACTGATGCCAAGAGCCGTCAGCCCTTCGCTGCCAGCTTCCATGTTTTTAGAAAGCTGCTGAATACCGACTTGCAATTCCCCAAGAGATACGTCGGAGAGTTTTGCCGCATAGGCAAGAGCGGAAAGCGCCTCGGTTGAGATACCAACCTTCTGAGCCATCTTGCCGATGTCATCGGCATAGTTCAGCGCAGCCTTGCCCGCCGCGATAAAAACTCCAGCCGAAAGCGCACCAGCAAGAGCAGCAGCCGCACCCTTTGCAAAGCCAGAGATAGCACCTTGAGCCTTGCTGATGCCGCGCTCAAGGTTGGCTGTGTCCGCGCTGAACTTGACTTCGATGCCGCTAACTTGAGCCATGTAATATTTCCTTTAATTCCTCAACATCGGCCCTAGTTAATTTTCCGGCGTACTTCTCTTTAGCGTCTTGAGGCGATTTCAATTCGTATTCTAGCCACCACTCGGGAATAGTCATCTCCCAAAATTCGCTCGGCTGAATACCCCATTGCCTCGCCCAAAGATACATTCCATCCCAGTCTAGTTGTCCGTGTTCTCCGTCGCCCTCGCCTCCGACTGGCTCTCGGTCTGGGCGTCGTTGTTTTTTGGGTTAGTCTCCGAAGGAGAGAACGCCATCAAGACAAGCGAGATCAGATTTGTAACTTGATCTTGTCTGCCTCCAATCAATTCGCCATATACTTCTTCGTCGTGAACCTTGCATCCGGCTGCGGCAAGCATCTTTGCCAAGACAAATGAAATATGCGAGATCGGCGGTCGGCCTTGCGATGTACGCACCGCAATGTCGGTGAAGGAAATGTCTGCCATCTCGATGGAGCGCATGAGTTTCATGGAGGGGACGAACTTGTAGTCCTTCCCCTTCCAGTTGATTGTAAGCTCGCGGAATACAGCCATTACGAAGCCGTGAAGGTGATGGTGCCGGAAGACTGAATGGACGCCGTGAAGGTCGTGGCATCGGCCTGTTCGCCCGTCACCGCAAAGGTGGCAAGGAAGAAGTTTCCGGTGAATGAACCAAGACCAAGAAGCTCGATGGTGTAGGCCTCGAGGAGAGCCGAAGCGGTGCCAACGGCAAGAGCCAGGAACGTGGTATCCTCAAGGATGCCTTCAACCTCGGCATCAATCGAGCGAACGCCAACATCGGCTAGATACTTGCGCCAACCAGCATCGTCCTTTTCGGTGATGTCAATTGGTTCGTTGTTAATGGTAAAGCTATCGGCTCGCGCTCCAGCGACGGCAGTAGCGCCGCGCTTGATGCGAACCTTGCGACCTGCGATTGCGGCCATGTTTTAGTTCCTTTCCTTAGGTAACGGGTCCACGAATGTTGGAGAATGCCACCGTAGACCCGACGCTGTTGGTGGCCGTTACGCGGCACCGAATATATTTTCCGGTGTCGGAACCTGTGAGAGTGTAGGTGGTGTTTGTCGCGCTGGCGATGTTGGTCCAAGACGGATCATTGCCATCGGCCACATTGCCGCGCTGCCACTGACGGGCGAACGTGATGGTTGCATCACCCGCCCATGTGCCGTTCGTCGTGGTCTGAACATTAGTCCCGGAAAGCGTTCCGGTGATCGCCGGAAGCACGGTATTGTACGGGCCAAGTGTAGCAGTCATGCTCTCGCCGCTCTCAAGGGTTGCCGTGAATGTCACGACATCGGCCTGTTCGGCACCGACCTGAAAGTTCTGAAGATAGAAATCGCCCGTCAGGGTTCCGATGCCAGAGATGGTGACAACGCATTCCTTGAGGAGAGCCGTGGAGGCGGTTCCCATGGTGTCAGCCAGCAGCGTAGTATCCTTCAGTACGCCTTCGATCTCGCATGACACGGAGCGCAACCCGACATCTCCAAGCATGGTGCGCCAGCCCAAATCATCTTTATCGGTAATGTCGAGAGGCTCATTGTTGATCGTCACGCTGTCGGTGCGAGCACCAACGACGTTCGAACCAGCTCGGCTAATACGGACAGAGCGGCCAGAGAGAGCCATCAAAATCAACCTTTCGTTTCGCCTATTCTATCACGGAAACTAGGCAATCCACAATACACGGTACAGAATCAAGGCCCGCTTGGTTTTCCCGTCCGGGTCACGGGAAAATACGCAGGAATCCAACTCGGTTGTGATGTGCGTCACACCGGAAATTGCAAGGGGCTGGCGGCGCAAGCGAGCATCAACGGCATCTGTTATTGTTTTCAACCGGAGCATCGAGGAAGCGCGATCCCAAACGTCGATCTGCACGATTGCAGAACCGCCGAGATCGTCCTTGGAATCGAACGGGTTGATCGTGTCTCCGCCAATTGTGATGAACGGAAACATGGTTTCGAGTTCGGAATCATCGGCTTGCGGGACGTCGGTAAAGATCGCAGCTAAAGGGAGGTATGCCGTAGACAAAAGAGGGGTGACGCTGCCCTCCGGGGTTGAGCGGTTCAAGTAGGTGTTGAGCAAGAAATCCAGTTCTAGCTCGCTCTCTTCCGTCAGCCTGGTGTAGATAGCCTGTTGCAGATCGTCGGATTTCATTTTGTTGTTTTCTCCGCTCTGGCCTTGGCCTTGGCGATTGCAATATTGACCCGCTTTAGCATCTTGGGAATTGCACGCTCGACGGCGGGAACCCAAGAGGGACGAGCACCGCTAGGGCCACCCATTCTGAAGGTTCCGAACTCAAGGTAATAGGCATAGTCAAGGCGAGACCCTATGGCCTTAGATAGATAGCCCCGATCTTCGTTGTAGATTGATGAAACGAGAAAGCCCGCATCGGTTGCCGGGGCTTCACCTGCTCTTGATGCCTGATGCGTCTTGGTCCCGCGCTTGTATATATTGCCCGTCTTGGGTGGCCCTTGGATTGCCTTCTTAATATCATTCACGGATTCCAATGCTGCCGCATTGACGATCAAGTTCAACTGCCTCGATATGTCACCATCAAAGGATCGGATCGCATCCTGGACCTCTTTTAGCCCCTTGATTTCAACCCTTACGTCCCTCACACCGCAACTCCACCATCAATGTCGACTTGCAACCATTTGTTGGCGAACTCGATGTTGTCAATGAAACGGATGTTGTGGAGCTTGTTGCGGATTTGTACGCGGTCACTTTCCCGCAAGGCTGTCGTATATCGGACTACGAGACGAAGCCTTATCGTTGCCTCAACACGGTCGGAAGCATAGCGTTCGGAGCCGCTCACAGGCACCACGTAGGCCCTTGTCGGTGCTCCGCTTAGGGTAGCCCAAACCTGAGTCATGCCGCCTGCACCGTCGCTTGTGAGCGTCTTGCGCTGGAACGTCACGGGTTCCTTGAGCTTGCCTGAATTGAGATCGCAACATTTCATCTAGCTGTGAACTCCATCATGCCAAAGCCAACTGATATATCAACAGTCGATGCTGACACGTTTGCCATAAATCCAAAGTCGCAAAGTGACGGGAAATAAAGCGGAGGATCAAAATGAAAGTCTGAAAGTCCAAACGATTGAGGGAGTTCAAACACTAATTCCAGAGCGGAATACGGCGCTGATGTTTGCAATATGTTCTGTCGTTTGAACATGACAATATTGGCTTTTTTATCAGCATCGCTTGTCACATGAATATCTGTAACGCATGCGCTTTTATTGTTTGGAGTTGTATATGCACCTATTTCGGAAACGCTTCTGCTAATTGTACCGGCAGCAATCAAAGCCCAATTCTCGCTGCCGGTTGATTTCTCGATTGTGATCGAACCGGCTTGGCTTCCGGCTGTCTGGCTGGCATAGGTGCCAGACTTGGAAACAAAGGCATCAGTCAACCGTATGAATGATTGCACTGTTGCATTACTTGCGGAAGCTCCTGCTGTTGCAAGTGTCTCGGTTATTACATCGCCGCTCGGATTAAGACCGACAAGCGTGATCTCACGCGCTCCTGAACCGCTCGCTGTGTCGTTCGCGTTTCCCCCGGCCTTTACTCTTAGCGCGACCGCAGCCGTTGCTTGTGGCGTCCTGTAAAACCCTGATTGTGTAATCGGCGTATAAGTTGAATCTACAGTGGTATGACGCCCATATCGAAACGACCCCACACATCCCGGTGCAAGACCTCGCGCAATGTCAAGGCTGCTCGGCCAAGTCATACTCTTGCGACCTTATACTGCGCGATAATGCCCGCTGCGCCGGAATCCTCGTAGGCTTGCGACGGATCGCAATCATCACCTCGATGAGCGTAAAGGAATGCCGCAAGTTGCTTCACGGCTCGCTTCATAGGGCTTGGGACGGCAGCAGCGTTAGTATAGCCAGCAACATAAATAATCTGAATGGCATCGTTCGCCCTCAATGCTACAGGCCAAGTCTGCCCTCTTTTGAGCGTCATGCGGCCAGGAGTTTGATAGGTGTCAACGTCGAAGACATTTGCCACCGTGATTGCAGTCGAATTGCTCGCCTCGTCATAGACCGTGACGGAAGTGATAGATTGGAGCGGGTAACGCGGGAGTGCAACGCTCTGGTATGTGTTGCTATTGTAGAGTTCGGTGATGCTGATTTCTCGAACGCCGTCCCACCATGCCTCTCCACCGGAAGGCCAACGGTCAATTGAAAGCCTCCACGACTGCGTGATGAACGCAAGTCCGGTCATGTTCTCGATCTCGGTGCGGGCATCGGTGATGAGAGCATTAGCCTCCGCGTCGGGGAGTTCGGTGCTATCGGTGCGGAGATGAGTTCGAAGTTCCGCTGCCGTTACAGGCTCCGATGCCGGGGCCGATGTGATGACGGAACCACGGAACTGATAAAGCGGAACGGCAGCGCGGATGCTCATTTGCGAGTGCGACCCTTCTTGGTGTCGGCCTTGGTGTCGGCCATGGCTGCAACCTTAATCTCGTCAGGAGCGACTACCTTGGTTTCGATCTCGACATCCTGGAACGCCATTGCGTGGCCGTCGAGGATTGCCATCTCGGCCACAACGCCCTCAACGATTGAACCAGCATCGAAATGCATGATTGTGTGACCTTCAGGCGCGCATTTGTAGCCGTTCGGGCTGGTGATCTTGGCTTTCATGTTAACCTCACAAGTTTGAAATATTTCACAGCCACACTCTCGCGCGGTTATGCACGACAGCCGGATCAAACAGGCAGACACCGTTCGGCCCCTCATAGCCGCCCGGAACGCCGGGGCCGGGGATCGGCGTCCAGACTAGGTCGGGGATCAAGGTGAGGATGTTCGTGCGTTCGAACACGCCCAGCAGCTTGCCGTCCTCGTCGTACTGCGGAAGCACGGTCGGGTTGCCCTCAGCATCCGGCGGTCCCATCATCAGCACGGCCACGATGGGGTCGATGGCGAGAAGGTTGACGTGATGCCCCTCGATGACAACGGCAGGGGTCACCACGTTGCCATCCTCGTCCAGCACGGCAGGCGTCTTGGTGATCGGGCCGATCTCGTCAATGATGACCCCTTCATGCGGGATCAGGTTGCCGTCAGCGTCGAGCGTTGCCAGCATTGATCCGTCAGGCAGTGCTGTCGTGGTCATGCCGTCGATGAAGAGTTGACGGGTCGAACACCATGCGAAGATTTCAATGCTCATTATGCGGTCCTCGTCTGGAGTTCGGTGTTGCTGATGCGGCGCGGCAGATAGGTGATCTGGCGGATGTGGCCGCTCAGAAGGGTTCCTGATGCCTGTGCGCCAAGTTCAAGTTTTGCGGATGTCGAAGGCATTGTCCCTGTGCCATCGGTGGATGCCGCAGAGCCATTTAGCGAAAAACCAAAATCGCTGGCCTTGAAGCCAAACGCCGTTTTGAATGCCGTGTTTGCCGATACCGTGCCTGCGGTAAGGTTTGCCTGATCTGCCCCAGCCGGAGACGTTACCGTTCCGCGAGGCGTTGAAGGCGCACCACTCCAAATAAAGCTATTTATAAAGTTGCTTGCGTCAGCATAGAACGAATACAGCATTGCTGTGTTGGGATTGGAAACCGTTAGCACACTTGCATTGATCACAACCGTCCCCTCAGTCGCCCCATACGGGAACGCTTGCGTGCTGACGCTGGCAACATCAGCATTGCGGGTGGCTCCAGAAACAGAACTTCCATTTGGCATGTAGCTGGTGGCGAAGGAGCCAAGTTCAAGCTGTGCGCCCCATATATAGACGCCGCTTGTGCCGTCTCCGGCATAGGAATTTGTCGTGCCATTAGTAGCAAGCCAAATCTGTAGGTTCTGCGAGGATGTGTTTGTGTTAGGATATGTCACCGTAACGCGATACCAACTATTGCCAACAGGAACAGACGATACTGTTGCCGATCCGGTTGCAGGCACATAGGTATTTGTTGTGAAATTAAAGAAACCAGTTACAATCCCGGTGTCCAAATAGAAGTATAGCCACTGCCTGCCGTTTGCTTTCACATATAACGACATAGTGTAGGTTGCTGCTGTAAGCGTGGCGGCTCCATAGATGCGATGAACTCCAGTGCTGGTGTCTTCTGTAAGAGCGTCAGCTACAGAGGTTCCTGTTGGAGCCACTGCGGCATTAGCCATTCCAGCCGTAACAGCACCAGTCGTTGTCCAGTAAGAAGCATTATCAAACTCAGCAGTGTGCAGGAACCGATTGACCCTCAACTCCTCCACCAGCAGCCCCTTAGCCGCCAGCGTCACCGGATCGTAGTCCAGTCGCGGCCCGTAATACGCAGCGGCAGTCGGTGCGGCTCCGTAGTTCGGGACGTAGGTGTCGAGGGACGCGCTGTCGGAGAGTTGTGCGCCCCAGAGGTAGATGCCAGAGGTGCCGTCTCCGGTGTACTGAGCTCCAATATTGTTCACTGCGGCCCCTGACGGGTAGCCAACCACTGTAGGACCAACGCTAGCAGCAGGGTTTGAAAACACTACTGAACAGCGATACCAACCAGATGATCCAACAGGTGTGATTGAAGAGGAAACGTATTTCGCTCCGCCCGCTGTCCCGGCAACTACCGTACCGGATACAAGGTCGAAAGCCGCGCCGTACGCAGCGCCAACTCTGTCACCAATATGGAAGAGCGAGTATTCTGCCGCCTTCGCGTAGACTGAAAGTGTATAGACTGCGCTACCCAAGCTGAGAGCAACGTATCGCGCATGGTAGGCAAGCGTTGCTGTTGCTACGATCTTGTTGGCAGTCAGAAGCCCATTCGGTGCAGTTATTGCGTTGGTTGTTATGGTAGTCGCGCTATTCGTCCAAGCCGCATTGCTGAAGTCTTCCGTATACCCCAGCAAATTCTTCGGCGTAGTCGGGTTGTACGTCGGGTACGCGGAGGTGTTCGCCTTCATGCCGCCGAGGTCGCTGCGGTAGAGGTGTGCGCCCCATGCCTCAACAGCGTCAGCAGATGTGACGATGCGGATGCCAGCCGAAATAGTTCCAGCCGCAGGCGTCTGCGTCACAGTGTACAAAGCCCAGTCAGAGGTAATCGTCACCGTTGTGTAGGTGCCGCTGTCAGCCGCTATCTGGATGTTGCCCGTGCCAGTTTTGCGCTTGAGCCAAATGCCAAAGGTGTATGAGACGCCAAGGGACGTATAAGACTGAAGCGTCGTTCCATTCGCGCTAGAGGCCGTAAGCGTGTCAGCAGTCGTGGTGCCATTAGGCGCAGCAACAGCGTTAGCAGACGGCGTGGTGGATGTCTTCGCCCAACTTGCGCTATCAAACTGCTCAGACGCCAGCAGGAGATTGTGGGGAGCCCACTTGATCTTGCCGTCGCTGTCCGTAAGCGTTGCGTTCGACGTGCGCGAGAACGTGATGAACTCAGATGCGATTCCAGTTACAGTAGGCATTTTATGAAACCTTCATGGCTGAAGTATTGGAGATGAACTCAAGCGCAAAGCCTTGAGGTTCGGCACCGATTAAATCATTCGCGACAAGCGTTCTCAAGGCATAACCATTTGCCAAGAAATCAAGCGTGAAGCCAATATATTCAGAACCGAGTAGTGAGATCGCAGCCGCACCGCCATCAGCAACACCACCTTGAGATGGTGCGAATGATCGGATTCCGTTAAGCGGCGAGATAAGCTCACGCATGAGAGACAACGACTTGCGAAGCGTCAGGCGAATAGGCGTAGACGCGGTTCGCACCCGTCAGGCCGGGGAACAAATCCGTGAGCAGCACATTGCGCTCGCCCTGGCCGGGATTGTAACGGATTGCACCGTTGAAATTGGATGGCGTAGAAGCTCCAACCGTAGCCTTAATCAGTGCATGATTTGAACCGACATTTTGAAACGTGATGCGAGCAATATCCGCATCCGTGATCTGTGTCCAAGTGCTAGCCGGGATCGTTAGAGTGGTATTCTGAGCCATAATCTTCCTCGTTCATTTCGAGAGGTTAATAGGAGCGAGCCGAGGCCCGCTCCCGTTGTCGTTGTTACGTAGCAGCGACCGAGGTGCCGATGAAGGTAGCCGGAGCCTGAGAAGCATCGCTGACAACAGCATGAACGCTCACAACCGCATCGGTGCCAGTGGTGCCTACGCCATTGAGGCGCAGATACCGCTTCGAGCCGCGATAGCCCACCGCGCCGATCACCTTGTTGTCATCGGCGTCTGCCGTGACAGTCAAAGAGATCGAGCCATCGGTGGTATCGGCAGCCACAACAGCCGCAGCCGAAGCGGCGGTGGTGAGGTCCGAGTGCTGGGCCGTGAAGGTAAAGCCCGAAGACGTGCCAGCGTCCGTGACCGTTCCGGTCATCAGAACAATAGCGGCGCTGTCGAAGCCCCTAAGATCAACCCAAGCCGAAGCTCCCGGCGTGGTGCCAGAGAGAGTGATCGACCCGAGATGGACGAGCTGGATGTTACTCTTGAGATCACGCATTGATTTGTTCCTTATGCGCTAAATGATGGAAGGGGCGGCTCTGCTTGCGCTTATACCGCCCCCGATTATTACGAACCGAGCTTGACCAGCTTGATGGCTTCGAAGTTCACGACATCACCGCCGACGCGCTTCGTGGTGTAGAACTCCACGTAGGGCTTCGCGCTGTAGGGATCGCGGAGAGTGCGGATGCCAAGGCGGTCCACAATCTGATACGACTCGCGCATATCGCCAACAGCGATGGAGAGCGAGTTCGTGGCCGGATCGGGCATGTCCTCGAAAGCCGCGACAGGATAGCCGAGCAGCGAGGCAGGCTGACCAGCCGCGATGCCAGGAACCCAGATATACGAGCCATTGCTGTCCTTGGCCTTACGAACGAGGCGCGTGGAAGCGCGGTTCATGAACCAGGTTGCATTGGCGCGGTACTGCTGCTTGAGGCCATACAGAGCGTTGATGAGCACATCGCCGCCATCGGGAGTCGCGGCAAGAGCGCCGTTAACACCGGACGGGAACTGCTCGATGGTGCCGGGAAGCGTGGTTCCTGAGCCATAGGTCAGGAAGCCGCGCGGCTTGTTGGTGCCGTTGCCGACAACGAAAGCGTTGGCTTCGTCGCGGGAAAACTTCTCGGCAACCTTGGAGGCAAGCCATGCCTCCATGTTGATCGAGGCATCATCAAGGAGCTTCTGCGTTGCCTTGGGCTTCGCGTAAAGCTCATGAGCCGGGATGCGCCACTTTCCAAGCTGCGGCGTGTTGGTTTCCGAGCGGGAATCCGTCTCGCCAACCCAGCCCGAAGAGGCTTCGTTGAGGTCGAACAGACCTTCGAGAGCATCCGACGAGATGACCTGAACCGAGGCGTAAGCACGCATCGGAGAGGACTCGAACACCTTCATGACGATGCGGCCCGAGAGGTCGGGATTGACCACATAGCCGCCGTCGGGATCAGCACCAACAGAAAGTGCCTTGCGCTCTTCCACGCCCATGACTTCTTCGCCCTTGCGGATGAAGGTGTCGAA